TCAATACCAAGTAAGGCATTGTACTGGTCAACTTGCATTTGGTACTGTTTGTCGAGAGCCTCAAGCTGTGCATCAAGGTCAACCTGAGCCTGAGCAATCTGTTCCTCTAAAAGAAGAACCGACTTCTCATCAGCAGTTAACTGTACTTGTGCTACCTTCTTAGCTTCTTCAAGGGTAATGCTAGTACGAGAGAAGTCTCTTGCGTAGTCCACGAAGGAGCTAAACAAGCCCTCTGAGGGTTCAGCTACAACGTCAAGTGCTTCCTCTAGCTTTCTTTCGTCGGAGAAGTCACCCCCACGAATAAACCCTAGAGCGCCTTCCCTACGAGAAAGTGATTGACCAATACCAGAAGTTATTGAACGACCAGATACTGCACTCTCAAGCATACTGTATATACTGTTGCTACGGGCCATAGTTTCGTTAGCAACATCAAGGCGTTTATTGAGACCATCTACGATAGATGTAAAGGCATCACGCAAGCGGTTCTTTTCGGCCTCTATAGAAGCGCCAAGGGAAGCAAATGCACTCTGTACAGAAGCCTGAGCATCCTCAAGGTTGTAGATCATCTGTGCTAGTGGTCGGTTCAACTCGTGCATAGCCAGTAGTTCAGCTTCACGTTGCCGTGTCAGAATAGCTTGGTTGTTACCTAAGAGTTGATCCAGACGGTTCTGTAGTTGCATACGCTGGTTAGCAGCCTCAAGCAACTCGTTCATTGTCTCAAAGTGACCAGTCAGAGAGGCAAAGCTATCGCCCATCTTATTGATCTCTTCGTTGATCTTTTGCAGTTGTTCCTCTTCGGTTAAACCTTTGAGCGACAGTTTGAACTGGTAGCTAAAGTCATCAAAAGCACTTGCACCGATGCCTAGAGTACCAGCAGCATCAACTATGCTTTGTTGCATGTTACCGATAGCTTCAATCAGTGGGTCAGCAACTTCTGCACTTGCAGCTTCGTAACCGAGTTTCTTGCTACCTTTCAGTAAGCCAAACAAACGACTACTCTGGGTCAGCTTGAATGTTTCGATTGCTACGTCAAAGCCTTCGATGGTGGTTCTTAGGCCACTGTCGAGGAGCTTAGTCTTCTTTGTCAAGAGACCTATGACCGCAGCAATAGCTACGATATATGGTATAGCAGCACCGATTGACGCCATTGTCGGACTCATTGCCATAGCCGTAGCGCCAGTGGTTGATGTCCCGATCCCTAGAGTAGTTGAAATTCCAGCGGTAAGGGCAGTTGACCCAGCAGCAAAAGATGCACCTATAGTCCCAGCGGCAAAGGAACCCGTCCCTGCACCTATAGTAGATGCGGCGGCAGAACTCCCAAAACCAGCACCCATGCCTGTAGCAATGGGAATTAGTATCTTGTTTCTAACGGCAGCAGCAGCCATGTCAGACAATAGCTTCTTAAACATGCTCTTGATCGTATCAGTAAAGCCTTTGAAGTCCTTTAAGCCACTGGCGACATAATCACCAAAAGCATCTGATAGCTCATCTGTAATATCTATGAGTTTTTCAAAGGCAGCATTAGCTTTCTTTTGTGCAGCAATCTCTTTAGCGATAGCCCTGAGCCTATCTTTAGAATACACATTTTCATTCTTAGCATTTTCATTCAGTAGTTCAAAGTAAATCTTCTTCTCTCTAGTGGCATCCTTAGACAAGCCAATGAGTTCACCCTCTTGCCTTACTTGCTCTCGCATCTCTTTTACAAAATCATTCATGGAAGTAGCGGCTTCATTTGCCTCATCGTCCACAAGGGAGAAGTATGAAGCAAGGTCGCCCACTGAGGCTGACCCACCTTTGATAGCATCAAGTAGAGCCTGTAGCTGTGGCATGGGTGCGGTAAGGGCTTTTGCAGCATTTGTACTTAAAGACTCGTACAAGTCTTGCATAGTTTTAGCGTCAGCAATAGCCCTGTTGAGGAAGTCTGCAACTGGTGTGGCTTGGTCAGACTTAGAAACCCCCTCAGAAAAACCTGTATTAAAAGCCTCCGAAAGAGATTGACCTTGTGCCGCTAACTCCATCTTATAGGAGCTTAGGTCTGCGTCAGAAATCGTGGGAACTTCCCCCGAAAAGCCAAAGAATTGAGCAGCTTTATCTGCCCCAAGGAAACTAACAACATCGTTAAAGGCGGCAATAACTTTGTTTACAGCAGAGATGGCCCCATTCGCAAGTGACTCCATGCCACCTACAAAAAGGTTAGCAGCGGATTTACCGATGTTCCCAACAAACTCTGGGAGTACGTCAAAGACAGACTTGATGCCTTCGATTGTACCCACAACAAAAGCACCTATCTTATTGAAGGTGTCTCCAAAATAACCCATAATATCTCTGAGACTTGATAAAATCCAAACGTCAGCAGAACTAGATGCCTCCATCCATTTGTAGTACAGAAACTCAACGCTTGTGCGTAACCTCTTAAGTATCTCAAGTCCAACCGCACCAAAAAGTGTAAATGCCTTTCCTACACCGCCAAGGGTGGTACTTACGTTTGAAAAGGCAAGAACAAGCTCCCCAGCTAAAACTACAAGCGCACCAATACCAGTTCTTATTATAGCCTTTCTAAGAAGAGCAAACGATGCAGCCCAAGACATAGTTGCAATCCTTGCTGCAACAAAACCCTTAACGAGCTTCGCCCCAACTGCCGTAGCTACAACTAAAGCATAAGCAGCTACACGATCTAAGTTCTGAACTATCGTATTTGCGACAGTCGAGAAGACAGATGCCACAGCGGAAATAGCGGAGCCAAGGGCATTAAATATAGGTTTTAGTGGCTCTAGTGACTTAGCAACATCCTGTCCAAACCTCTTAAAGTCAAATGACAGGTTTGATCCATCAGTCTTCATTCTAGCAATGGCAGTACCAACAGCAAGGAAAGCACCCAAGACAGCACCCGTTGGCCCGAATATACCAAGAAGCTGAGAACCCTGTTGACCAAGTGCAACAAAGGCGTTTGTGCCACCCTGTACCTGTACTGCGAAATCTTGAAACTGATAACCTGATTGTTGGATCATCATGTTTGTTCTATTGAGGTTCTTTCCCCCAATAACACTAGCCTTACCATATTGGTTCATTGCACCAGCAGCAGCCCTTGTCGCATTTGCATACTGATTTGTAACTTTTGTAGCTCTTTGAGTACCGTTAATAACTTCGTCGATAGCGGCGTCTACTTGTTGTACACCTCTGGCATACATCTGTGCTGTAATCTTGCCTTTATTCATAGCACGATCAAGTACCTTGTAGTTTCTCTCCAAGCGTTCCGCTGCCTTAAGGTTGTTCACGACTGACCCTTGCAGTCTGTCCAGACCTTTAGTAGCTTGATCGGCGTTACTATTAACGTCAATGCCAATTTGAATCAGGTCAGCCATTATCTTCCTCGCCAGTAGTTTTAATCCAGAGGTTATCCAGAGACTTTATAATGCTTACCTCCCAAGGCGAAAGGTCTACACTTGTAATATCACACCATGCTTTAATGATGTCATAAGATATTGGGTTAGGGCCACTCATACCGTAAGTTCTACCATCGTGTAGCTCTATGAAAGTTGCCCATAAGTGAGAGGCTGCATCAGGGAAGATTGCGTCAGCATTAGCCTGTTCAACTTCCGCTAGTTCTTTGCCTAGCTGTTTGGCGACTTGGGCTAGGTGGTCGGACTCTGTAGCCTTACCTTTGCTACCAGAGACCTTCCTACCCATCCTAAAGGAATACTCAGCGTACTCCTCTAGTTCAGCCTTTACTTGTCCAAAAAAGCCTGTGCATCACCCAAGGCAGCATCAACCTGTTCACGAACCCAAGGGAGTGCTTCAAACACTTCTCGTACCTTAGCTTCTGTACAGTCTGGTTGTTCACCACTAAGGGTAATGTTCCATCCACTCACGCACTTTACCAGAAGGTCTAATGCGGATGCTTCAATTTCCTCAGCAGTGAGGTTGAGCTTACCACCAGTCCGTTGCGCTTTCATCAAGCGGCGGTTCTGTTGAGCGTGAGAGATAGTTTTGTATTTCTTTGAGTATGGCCCATGTACTGTAATGGTCATCTCTGAACGATCCTCATTAGTCAGGATTTCAGAGTTAACGGGGTTGTACAGGGTTACATCTGTAGTTTCTTTAGTAGTACCAATGTTCATCAAGTCCATGTCGGGATTCCTTTTGATGTGTTGTCGAGGTTATGTCGGGTGATTTATAGTGGGGAGGCATCAGACCCGACACCAACGCCTCCCCGCCCTAGCTAGGGATTACGCTGTGCGTGTCATCTTCAAGTTTGTATTCTCAGTTGTGTCGTACAGAGCCACGAATGGCAGTGTAATCAAACGAGACTGAGGGTTTTGAAGTGGTACAGACGCACCATTATATTTTACACGAGGGAACTCAAATGTATATGCGTTGGAGCCTGTAGGATCGTCAACAGATACGGTGATTGAGCTTTCAGTTTCGTTCAGGAACTTGTTGATGAGTGTTTCATCTTCGTAGTAAACTGTCATTGTACCTTCAACAACAGCACTACCAAACTCAAGAGACTGTGCATTGTCAGCGCCAACTACGAAGGTAGGGGCCAAAGAGTTAGAGAGGCTAAAGTCAATCGAAGTCACGATGGAAATACCTGAGCCACCATCTGTGATAGTACCTGAGTAGCTATCGAAAGGTGAGTTAGTTGTCGAAGCTGTTGGTGTACCACCAGTGGAACCTGTTGTACCAGCCTGTGTCATACCTTTGCCAACCATGTCGAAAGTCGCTGTGACCATTTGGTTAGGGGCGATGGAAAAGCTGGCGGTAGAAACTGCCATACCTGTGAACAGACGGAACTGAGCAATGTCGTTAGCTGCATCTTCGATTGTAAAGAACTTAGGTGTAGTACCAACCTTCAAGACGTTTGTAGCATACGAGTTAAAGAAAGCTGATTCTAGCAGTTCGTCATAGTCACCTTTACGGAGATCAACTTCGATAGAGCCACCAGCTTGCTTGTTACCGTGACGGTCAACTCGTGTCATACGGTCAGCTTGGATTTCATTACCTTCAACACGATCTTTGGTCAAGTCCAAGGAGTGTGAGTTAATCGGAAGGTTAGCGAAAGTGGGTGTGGATGGCGTAGTGCCGAAAGATGTCTCTGCAATGTACGAGAGACTGGAACGGCTACCTTGTGCAAAAGCCATGTTTATTCTCCTTCAAGAATAGGATTAGTATTTGTTGGTTTCTTAGCTTTTGGCTTTTCCGTGCAGGAAGGATCAACAGCCGTAGCTACTTTAGCGGGAACCTCATCTCCGATGAGATATGTCTTGCCTGAGTAGACAAAATTCTTACTTGCTTTAGTCATAGTGGTTCTTTCTTTATGAGTAGATATACCAGCCGATATTAACTACCGTGTAATACCACGGGCTATCTACGAAGCCATTGTCTCTCTCAGCGTAGTCAATGGAGACTATGAATGTCTCAGCATCACCGTTAGTAAAAGAGATGTCAGTTGTAGCTTCAAAGGCTGTCATAACCTTGTTGGATATATCGTCAGCAGTAGACGGGCCATTACCTTCGGGTGTGTAACAGAATACACGGAAGACACCTTGATACCGTTGTTGCGGATTTAAGCCTCGTACAGCGGGTCTACGAGACGTTGGGACAAAGGATACCTTGAGGAAGCTAGTGCCTGTCTGAGGCTCGAATGAGACGTTCTCATAGGCTATTCCAGAGGGTAGTCCAGCGGTATTAGCTAAGTGGCTCTCAAGAGCGGCACGAATGTCATTGTAAATACTCATCCGAACTGGTTCCTAATCTTTGCGAAGACGTGGTAGCCTGAGCGTCTCCAGTTAGTACCATCCTCAACATCTCTAGCGTGAGGGGATCGGTTACGAAGAGTGAACCTTGCATCACCAGACTCTAGAGTTGTCTTAAAGTCTATACGATCTATGTCACCGATAAGCTGAGAGTAGGCTTGGTCTTTCATGGCTTGTGGGTTCTGGTTCTTGGGCCTGTTGTCTGAACTTTTGCTCCTACCGCCACCAAAACCTGCTTTACCAATGGAAAATGAAGTTACATAAGCACCTGTGTCGATAGATTGGTCAGGGACAGCAACATAAACTGCGTAGGAAGCTATCTCATCAAACTTTTGTTCAACTTCATCAGCTACTCTGTTTTCTATCTTATCCTTAAAGGCGTTCATTGTTGCTTGAATACTCATCAGTCTCTAACCTCACACACATAGCAGATAGCAAGACCATCACTGTAGAAGGTTTGTACCGATACGATTTCGTATGTATTACCAAGACCAATAACAGTGTCTTCATCGTCAGGGACGACAGCAAGACCTAGTGCTGGAATAATAC